ATGAAAACCCGATTTTATCTCCACGGTTATTTAAACGCCGAGGGAACAACCCAAATCTTTTTTTCTGTTACCATCAATAAACTGCGGGAGAGAATACCCACCGGTTATTTTGTAAAGCCCTGCAATTGGGACCAAACTAAGCAACGCGCAAAAACTGACGATCATATTAATTTGGTTTTGGAAAATTTTTGCGCAAAGGCAACCCAGATCAAAACTTTTTATTTTCTGACAAAAAAAGAAGTGGGAATGGATAACTTTTTAAAAGAGTTTTTTAGCGAGACTCCTTCTTTTGATTTCAATTCATTTATGATCAAAGAAATTACCGAGCGGGTGAACAATGCTAATACACTCAAAAAACACAAATCAGTTTATAAAAAATTGGTTGATTTTGCGGCAGTAATTCCCTTCACCGACATTGACTTTAAATTCATCGAGAAATACAGACAGCATCTATCAAGAATAGGAAACGCTGCAACGACTGTTAATTCAAATATCAAAATCATTAAGCATTATTTAAATATTGCTTCTAAATATGGAATTGTTCTGAACATCAATTTAGAAATGGTAAAGGTGGGAAGTCTTGCGGGAAATAGAATTAACATTAATATTGAACAGGTGAGAAAACTGCAGGCTTTTTTCGTAAGTGAATTCATCAAAGAAAATCATCGACTTTCCCTAGGATATTTTCTTTTTGCTTGTAATACTGGATTGCGGATTGGTGATATTGAACAATTAAAACGAAAAGAATTACTGGAAGAAACCTTTCAATTCACCACCATCAAAACAAATAAGATTCAGAAAATACAGTTGAACCGAACCGCAAAACTTCTTATCGAAACAGAACCGCGTTTATTTATTCAATTTCCGAAACAGCAGGTTCTCAATCGCGAACTAAAAACCATCGCGGCGCAATGTGGAATAAAAACCGCAATTTACATGCATGTCGGAAGACATACCTTTGCAACCAATTTCTTAAGAAAAGGTGGGAGCGTTCAGGAACTTCAGGTTCTTCTTGGTCATTCTTCCATAGAAACCACGATGCAATATGTTCACATCGTGGAAGCAGAAGCTATTCAGTCGGTATTTTTGTTGGATGATTAAATGACCGTTTCCGTAACGATCTGTACTTCGTAAGTATCATCACCTGTTTTATCTTTTGTCCAATTTTTTATAATGTGCAGATTATTGTAGCAAAAAATATAATCTTTAACGGAAAATTGAGATAATTTTTCAATTGAAACTTTAAAAGACCAATCGTATTCCTGTCCTCTAATCCTTTGTCTTAGCCACGCTTCCCAATTATTGGCAAATAATTCCGGGTGATTACATCCTTCGGGATTTTTCGCGTTATTTTGACCTGCGGTTAAACCATCATACCAAACCAAAGCAAGGGTGTCTGTGGAATCCTTCATTACTTTTGCGGTAAGTGGTGCCGTTTCTTTCTCTTTAGAAACTGGCATTGCGTAACCGTTAACTTCAATAATATTAGTGTCCAACTTTTCTTTTCCATTAAGTAACGCGCCATCTTTATCGTAAAACATGGAGTTTAATTTCACATCATTATCGAGATCCGAGAATTTGTGAAGAAAAGATTTACCGGAAAGAAAACGTCGTTTTGGTCGCAAAATTTCTGCAAATTCAAAATTCTTTCCTTCGGTCACCACAGAATTTACAATTTTGTTCATGTAAATAACCTTGTTTTTTACTTCAATGTCATAGTTGAGCCAGTTCTTAATGCGGTTCACCAATTCTCCAAAAGTCATTTCGGGAACTGCTTTTGCCAAATCAATTTCATTTAAATTCGTAATAACACCAACATCTTCGCCAGGATTATTCGTCACTTCTAAAGATTCACCGATCGCTTCTAACTGCAGCACATTAAAAAACTCTCCGGTTTTAAAGGCGGATCTTCCTTCCCATCGCAAAACGGCGTTGTCTTCGGTGGTATTAATTGTAATATCAAATGTTGTTTCAATATCATTTTTGCCCGTTTTGTTTAAAATTTTCACATCATTAAGATACAAATCAAAAGAAACGTGCTTCATTACTTTTCGAGACCAATATAAATTTACCGTGCCGCGGACTTTATATTTTCCTTTTTTAAACAAACTTAAATTTGCTTCATATTCAGCCCCGTTCATTTGTCCAGCGGTCTCTATACGGATATAATCATTACAGGTTAAAGAAATATTATTCCGCAGCTGCGTCAGTTTCGAAAAATATTCGGTACCGGAAAAAACCCATCTCTGCGCTAAGACAGGATCGGTGAGAATGTCTCCAGCTAATCCATATCCGCCATCTTGAAATCCCATTTTCAAAAGATAAAGCAAATGCGGACATGCGTGAATCACATTTTGATTAAATATTTCCCCGGCGCCATCAATATAATTCCGAAGCATTTCTGTTCCTGCCGGATTCATGTCATTGTAATACCCGTTGAAAGCATCCCATAAACTATCATCAGGCGAATATTTAGGCGTAAACATTCGGGGAAAATTAAAATTAGTCTCCGGATATTTCTTTTCACAAATTTGCTTTGCAAAAATATGGATGTCATCTACGGAAAACTTTTCCAAAGGCAGTTCCGAAAGTTTCTTTTCGAAGTTGGGAACTTCCTCTAATCCATAATAAATTTGTCCCGTGACATTTAATCCTTCAATACTCATAATATCTAACTTCGAAGTACTTATTTTTCCTTCAAATTCCAAATTACCCAGAACTTTTGTTTCCAGATCCGTAGTTTCATAGCTCACAAAATCACCAAATTCTTCAATGAAGTTTTCATCGACAATCGCTTCAAAGGGAAACATGATCTTAGAAAATGACTGATCACTCACTTTGGAATTACTTTCTAAAACCGAAATCTTTTGTTTTGAGATGTCCAGAGCCGCTCCACTTTCTGCTAAAAATATTGTTTTCATATTTCCTTAATGATTAAAAATTCAACTTCATACTGATAAAGCTCCAGAGCAGAATCCTCTTCTATAAATTTATTGGAGATCGCAAAAGCTTCGAACGTTTTGCCTTCTATTTTTAAAAAACATAATTTAGAATCGATCAGTTCGTCAAGGAGAGCTGCTTCAGCTTTTAAAATAAATCCAGTATTTAATTTAAAAGGTCGGGAATTTCTGACCTCCATTTTTTCAATATTCTCGGTGAAGGAATTCTCCTGGTAAATATGCGTTTTGTCTTTAGTCTTAGTGAATTCTCCGGTAAAACAGAACCATTCCGGTACCAGGTTCTGATTTTGCCATTCTACCTGAATCGGTTCGCTTTGTTTCAATTTATAATAATCTACACCGAGGATCGTTTTTTTATCGGTCCAGGTGATCAAATTATCAGAGTCTTCAATTTTCACCGTGTAGACTTCGCCCGAAATAACAGGATTTGAAGGTGCTGCACTTCCCACAATGTTTGCGGGAGTTATTAGATTCGCCATATAGGAAAAAATATAAGCCGACTGATCAACGCGCCGTCTTATATTATGATTGGTGAAAAGCGGATACATTTTCGGTTTCTTTCCGGGGTAAAGATAAAGCGCGGGTAAATTGACCGTTTTACTTACCACATAATTAATATCCAACTCTTCAATTTTTAAAATGATCTGCGCAGGTTTGTAAACCAAAATATTTTCGAAAGGTTTCGTTTTGGGGAGTAGAAAAGAGCTTTTTCGGTTGCGCGGAAACATTCTGTGAACTTTGGTACCAATATCAGTTTTCACGAAGCCATTTTGATACATTACATCATAGGTGATTAGATTCTGGACTTGTTTTTCATTGGTGTGAAAAGTTGCGGTCATGGTAATCCTTAAAATTTTCGCAGTTTCATTTTGTCTTGTTGCCGTAAGAATAATATCATCTAAACAAAAATTTCGATCGGGAATTGAAATAAATTCCACAACCAGAAGCGTCACTGGAACCACTGCTATTTTGCCGTCGTAAGCAATTTGGATATTTCCCGAATAAACACCTACCGGAACCATTTCGGAATTATCCGTAGTTACTGTTAGATTGAGGGTGGAGTTTCCTGCGGTCACATCAAAATTCAGCCAATCAGGTCCCGTAATCGTGAAATTTTTATTGAGTGGATTAATGATCTGCACAACTTTGGACTGCGTTTCATTATATCCTTTTCTTAATTTAAAATCTAAAAATTCAGGATCCGTAATGATTTCATCATCTTCAATAACTGCGATCGTTACCGTAAAGTTATAAACGTAAACTCCATCTTTTTTTAAACGGCAATTCACCACTTTAATTCCAGCTGCAGGTAATTCGGCATTGGTAGAAAAGGGAAAAGCCGGATCTTCTTCCAAAATAATCGCCGAAGTAGCAATTCCTTCTTTAAATAAGTTGCCGATGGTGGAAAATTCTATATTAGAACCATCGGTATTATTAACAATATCTATATCAGTGTCTCCAGAAAAAGCATTTGTACTCCGGATGTAAACAACATCGTAATTTGTTTTATCCGTGGTAATTGCAATAGGTGGATTTCCTGTTATATTAAGGTTAACAATTGAGGTTAGTTGTTTTTCGAATCCTAAGGAATTTGAAATAAAGACATCTACTTTGCTTTGATAATTCCCTGGATAAAGTTGATCCAAATTCATTAAATTGAGAGGAATTAAACCGCCACCTAGCGGTAAATATTCTCCCAAATTTTCAGAAGTTAACCAATCGACGTTTCCAGAAATTCTATCTATATAAAACTGCACATATTCTACGGTTTCGCTTTCCATCACAATTACGTCGAGCGGAGTTATGGAAGGAATTGCGCCGGTTCTGTCCCAATAGATGGTTTGAGACGTTGGAGTTACTTTGCTAATTGCTGGCATAATTTAATGTTTACTGTTGTTTTCTAAAGTTTCGAAGGACTTCAGGGATTTCTTTAGATTTTTACCGGTTCGCGGTCCTGTATCAAATACGCCGACAATTCCATAATCTTTGATTTCTCGCATTACCGCGGTATTTTCATTGAGCGCATTTACAATCATGATCATCATTTCATCGCTTCCGGATGATGTAGCGTTTTCTTTATACATCCCATTTTCAAAACCTCTTGCCTGAGCGACTTCTGAGGTTAAAGTTTGCACGGTGGTTGGTTTCAGGCGTTTCATGGTACGTCCATCAATAACCATCTCTGGATAATTTCGCCCACCTTCGCCGACTAAAAGAGTAGGTTCATTATACATTCCGGAAACTAATTTTCTTTTTCGGCTGTTGAATACTTTTCCATCCTGCTTCCGCATCACAGGATATAAGCCATCTTCTGCTCCGGTTGCTTCGGGAAGTGGTTGAGATAAGATTGTTCCTAACTGTAGTGCACCCATTGCACCGACTAAACTTGCTAAAACAATATTAAAAGGTGTCCATGGTTTGTTCCCTAAAGCCCCTACAACAGCAACAGCGGTTCCAGTGATTGCAGATGCGATATTCATTGCACGTTCTCTCTTCGCAGATTTTAAAGCCAATTCAGCTTTCTTCTTTTCAAGCTGAATTTCATTTGCAATGGTTAATTTTTTATACGTCTCCTGATTGATTTGTCCGTTCAGTAATTCTGTTTTTAACCGTCGCTGTTTACGTTCAGACGATGCTTCCATTCTTCGTAGCATTGCCTGTTCATTTGCCTGAACGAAAGCAGAATATTGCGCAAACATATTTTGAGCGACCTGGAGTGCGGCTGCAACTTTATTAATATTAGTGGCTAAATCGGTGGTACTTGCAAACATTGCATCCCACTGCTCGCGATTCATTCCTAATAAATCTGCGTTGTCTGCGCCAAATTGTTTTAGCGAGGAAAAATTGGGGCCTTCATTAGTTTTACCGTTTACAAGTCCATTTTTTGCAGCTTCCAGCTTATTAAGTTCATTAGCAAAATCTTGAATTAATTTTATCTGTGCGGGTCCAAAGGAAGTAGGATCAGCAATCATTAAAGCTTTTAATACTTCAACTTTAACCCTTAAAAAGCGGATTTGCTCATCTAAGGACTTTTGCTGATAATATTTTTCAACTTCCTGTTTGCCCTCATTCCAACTCTTGATTGCTTCTAATGCTTCATCGGAATAGCCGAGACTTTTAAGGAAATTTTTTAACTGATCTACATTGGAATTATTGGCTAAAGCTTCGTTAACTGCATTTTGGTTTGCTTCAATCTTCGCTTGAAGATCTTCCTGTTCTTTTTTCAGGTTTTCTTTGAACAGTTTTTCGTTTAAAGTCTGGATCTTGATAAAGGTTGTTTCCTCAGCTTTTAATTTAAGATCCTCAATAACCGCATTGTTATCCATCCACTGTTCCCGAATTGTTTCGAATTTTGCACGCTCTGAGCCTTTTGTTTTGGAAATGATTAAATTCAGTTTTTTAAATTCTTCATCAGTAATCAGCTTTTTCTCCAATTCTGCAACAACAGCTAATCCGTCTGCTTTGATCTGCAAATACTCTCTGGTGTACCAATCCGTTTCTAAATCAGCGATGGCGTTTTGTCGATCAATCTCCAACTGAATCGCCAAAGCTTTTGCCGTTTCCCCATTTTTCAACATCGCTTCTTTTTCGGATTCGAATTTTTTAGCCAAAGATCCTGCTGCACGTTGGGCATCAGTTTTACGAGGCGCTTTATCTGCTTTATCTTCGGTGCCGCCGACATTGGTGTTGTATGGATCTTTTCCTCCTGCAACTGCTCCTTTTTTCTCTTCTTTTTCTACTAATTTAAAAAGATATGCATCACGTTCCTTTCTGGATTTCGCTTTTGCTTTCATCTCTTGAAAAGCTGCATAAGCTTGTTTTTTGGCTAATTCTTTTGAATCTTTTTCATCTAAATATAAATCACTTTGTCCACCTCCCATTAATCCACCGCTGCCAACGCCTCTAATGGTTTGTTTTTCCGGTTTTCTATATCGCTCGATTGCGGAATCGAACTTTTCCTGCAATTCCATATCCTCTTTTAAATCTTCAGCAGCTCTTCTGTCTATTTCACCTTGTGCCGCTTTCGCCTTTGCAGCAGATAAAATAGCATCTCTTAGGGTCAAATATGATTTTTCCGCTTTACCATTCATAATGACCTCAGTGGAAATGTTTGCAAACATCTTTGGATATAATTCCTGTAATTTTTCTGCCGCTTTTCTCTGAGCATCTTTTCCCGCTGCAGCATTTGTAGCTGCTTTGTATAATTTATCCAACTCAGATCTTTCTTTCGCTACAGATTCCGCAGATTCGAGAAAGGCTACTTTTAATCTTTTTTTAGAATCAGCGGCGTAATCGGTAGTTTGGATAAAAATTTTGTAAACGGCTACAGCTGTTATAATTAAAGAAATCATAGCACCGATGGCATTAGCACTGGTTACTGCATTTAATCGCGTTTGAGCAATTGTCTGTAATTTAGTATTGTTGGTGAATAGTCCTAAAACCGTTGCACCTACCCCGATACTTGTATTCCACAAACTTTGTATAATAGTTTGAGCGGCAGTAAGAACTGATCTGGTCTTTTGGACAATATTGAATAAAACCGTTTTTTCAGTTAAACCTGTAGTTAATAAAGTGGAGAGTGATATAGCGGTGTTAAATGAAAATATTGATACAACTGCTACTGCTAAAATCTTAATTACAACATATAGTGCTGAACCGAACATACTAACTACACCTTCGGAATCATCAACAGCACCAATTAGTTTTCCAAATCCACTAATAACAGAATTTAAAAATTTCGCAACAGTATCGCTAGTAAAAGCACCTATGATGCTTTTTTGTACCTTATTATAAATAGCAGCCGAATTGTTATTTACCTTATTAAACTCTTCTGTCAATGATGTAGCTTCTTGCAATGCATCATTAGATAAAGCAATGGTTTTACGGAATCGATCAGTGTTTTCCGAAGCGGCACCTAAAATTGAAATAACATACTGATCATTTAATTTTAGGTAGTCCAGCATTTTTGCCATCTCGGTGGTATCCAATCCTTTTGCACCTTCTGCAAATTTTAAGAAGAATTGCATCGGATCTTTGTTGATGAGCTCCTCAACTTCCTTCTGGGTAATGTTCATCACTTCCGCAAACTTTGCAGATTCTTTAGCGGCCATCCGTACAAAGGAAGAGTAAGCAGTTCCGGAACGTTCGGCATCAATACCACTTTCCTCAAAGGCTGCACCTAATGCTAATGTTTCAGCGATGGATGGTTTTAAATTATCTGGTAACGCACCCACTCGTAGGGTAAAGTCTGCGATATTTGCCTCAGATGCGGCACCATTTGCACCCAATTCATTTAAAGAAGATCCAATCTGATTGAAGGCAGTAGGGATATCAAGATCTTTAGTCTCTCGAAATAAGTTCTTGATCTTACCCATTTGGTTTGCCACCTGTTCTACACCACCCTCGAAGCTATCTCCTAATGCTACATACATTTTATCCACCTCTTGCGTAAACTGTGCAATCTCAGCTTTCGGCACACCTAGGCGACCACCTACTTCCGATATCTTTAGGAGATCCATCTTAGAGGTTCTGGTATCGAAATCACTGTATGTACGCATGAGCTCCTTAACTTCCTCATTAGTCATCCCTGTAGTTTTGGCAACTGTTGTCTGTGCGTCTGCTAACTTATTGTTAAGATCTATGGTTGATTTAACGGATAGGGCCACACCTGCCATGACAGCTAAAGCACCTGCAACAATGCCTGAGTAATGATTGAACTTACCTGCAAGATTTTGAATTGACAGAGAGGATGCATTGGCACCAGTTCGAAGCTGAGTCATACGACCATTCAGTTCTCCTAACTGGGTAGATGCCTGAGTATACTCCGCAGAGTTTGGATTCATATGATTCAATTGGAACTGCAGTTCACTTGCTCGCCTCTTGAGTTGCTCCATCGTCAAGGACATGATGTTCATTGAACGTACTTCATTATCGATCTCCTTACGATTGTTTGACATCGCCTTTGTTAGCGTGTCAATAGCTCGTTGATTATCTTTATACTCATCAGAATCTTTCTTCCGTTGTCTGGAAAGAACCTGCTGCTTCTGCTGCAAATCTTTCAGAGTGATGCCCAACCGCTTATTAGCAAGTTCTAAATCGAGAACACGCTTCTGAGCTTCATCACCATTAATTACAATTTTGAGTTTTAGAATCTCATCGGATATCACCTTTGCCATCTTATCAAATGTTTGCACAAGATTACTGCTGGACGGTGAAGACCTACGTTACATTAAAAATTTCAAGATTTTTTTAGTTGGTGCAATTGCCAACGGATATTATGTGATAGGTGATTTTAAAATTTTGATGCAAAAATTTTAAAAACGTCCTATTGGTGGGGTGTATTGCCATATTTCCGCTTTTTTTGTTCGTTGGCAACTGCATTTACGATTCTCGGCGGCGTCGGAGTCCAAGACAGACAGAAAAACCACATAATTTAATTATTTAGGTTTTTCCGTTGGTTTTCAGTGGTTTAACAAATTTTACTGAATTTTTGTAATGCTTTTTTTGAATTTAAGCATCTGATTTATAACTATTTATAATCAAAATAAATAACAATTTAAAGCATATATTTAATACGTCAATTGACGTATTTTAGGAATTTATTTTGTATCTTTATATTACTAAAGTAACAGATTATGAACGACTTAGCAACCAAAGGCACCGAAGCGAAGAAAGTAACTTCCGCCACAGAACCAATTGGCAATATTGCCAATTCGAAACAGACCCAGGATAAGCAGAAAAGCGCAATCCAAGAGAAAAAAGAAGCATTAGCGAAAATTTTGGAACCAGTTACGGCAGAACAGAGAATACGTAATGGCGAAAATTTTTTAAAGATTGCAGAGAAGCACCGATTTTTAACGGAAAAAGAAGATGATTTAAATTCCTTTATGATTGGAAGAGACGGATTAAAAGAAAAAGTTCAGATTTCAAATGACAACGGACAAATTTTTGAAATTTCAAATTCTGTCGTGATCGATGAAGTTTTAAATCTATGTTCTGAAAAACTTAGTCATCTAGTTTCAGAAAGTAAAGAACAAATTCTGACTTTCCACATTTAAAAAAAAATCCCTCAAGCTGTGACGAGCGAGAGGGGTTTTTCATCCAAACAATTTTTACAAATCATTATGAATGCAACGGAGACAAATTTACAAAAATTATCTGATTTAGTTTATCAGATTTTAGAGAAGAAAGGATTTTCTAAACTTTTCAACTGGGTAGATTACCGCTATTTTAAAAAAGATAGCATCAACAAACCAGACCGCGCAGAATATATTGCAGAGCAATTTATTTTTTGGAACACTCACGAACTTTCAGATTTTGCGGATTATGAATTTTAAGATTTTAAAAATCTCTTACCTGTTCGCCAATAAAAAAGCCGTTCCAAAAATCAATATTTCTGGGCAATGGCTAAAAAATGCAGGTTTTGAAATTGGCAAAAGTGTAAAAATTGAAATTTCAGAAAATCAAATCATCATTAAAAATGCAAATTAAAACTTACAACGGAGCATCCGCAGAACCGAAGAAAGGCGAAACCGTTTTTTATATTCAGTCTCACGGATTTAACGCAGGGCGACCGCTAAAAAAACCACTTCCCAATTGTTGGGAAGTTCGGACCGAGAGAAGCGCAGATTTTGAAATTTTGTACATCGTTTTTGAGAGTAAAATTTTAGCACCCTTTTTTCGGGGATCCGTGATTCCTTTTATCGCTTTGCACGAATACAAAAATATTATTTTCCCCATTTTGAAAAACGCTATCCACGAAAACAAAATAATTAACGAACATTATTTGCAGATTAGGAAGATAGAAACCCAGTTGCAGCAGCAGGATAAAATTAAAAATCTAATGCAGGAACTTAAAAAATCCATTTCACGGGAACTTTATAATAAAATAAAATCGACCGCATAAAAAAAACCGCCAAGTAAGGCGGTTTTTGTCATTTATATCCGTTTACAAACGGATAAAAAATTTTTCCGCTGCGCTTCCTTTGGTCGCTTGCGGGAATACTTATTTTTTAAAATTAATCTCCAGTTTACTTCCAAACACCATTGCCATTTTTTCTAATACCTGCAATGAGGGCAATACTCTTCCAGATTCATAATCATAGATTGTGGCTTTTCCTGCTAGATCTAGTTTTTTCGCCAGTTCTTCCATCGTAAGATTGGCTTTTTTTCTTTCGGCTTTTATAAGTTCGGCTATTTTCATTAGTTTAAATTTTCTGAAACAGATTGAGAAATAAAATATTCTCGCAATTCTTTTTTAAAATAATCAGATGTTAAAACTTCTGTAGATTTTTTCTGGTCTTCTTCATAAAGATCAAATACCACAAAGTTTATGGGCGTTTTTGTTTGCTCTACATAGATTAAACACGCAGGAAATTCCCGATGCAAAACGTAAAGTTCATTATTTTCTTTGTCTACGCAAAGTAGAAATTTTGTAATTTCAACAGAGGTTTCTCCGTTGCTAATAAATTGCTTTTCCATATTTAAGTATTAATTGTTTAATTTTGCTCTACTTAAATATTTCGTTAGACGTTTATTTAACAATCCCCGGAGACTTGCAGGTCTGTGATGGGGATTTTTTTATAAAAGTTGGGTCCACTTTTTTATAATTTCATCTTCTCGCTTTAATTTATTTTTAAATAAAATCTGATCTTTGGAATAATTAAATTCAAAATCTCTACTCCAGGTTATATTCCCTTCCCAATCGCAAAGTAAAATTCTTTTTACCATATATTTATTGGCTGCAACATCTTCTGTATCTCCAAATCTGCTCCACTGATATTCAAACATTCTTTTTAAATCTGGATGAATGGAACTTAATAAAAAATCTTTGTACGCCTTCCACGTTTTAAAGTTTTCGGGCAGTTTTTTTATAGAATAAATTAAGTTTTCTTTGCCATACATTGCAGCAGTATGCACGCCTTTTAATCTTTTTTCTAATTTATCATAAGTTTCTGGTTCCAGTTCTTGAAGATCTGCAAGGCATCTAAATGCTTTTTCATGTACTAAATTTGAAACTCTGAAAAATTTCAAATTTCCACCCAGCATATACATTTTATCATACACTTTGTTATACGGTAAATTATTTTCAATTAAATATTTCCAAATATCTGTATATCGCCAGTCAATAATAGGATAAGCTTTGTGCGGTTCGTTTTTTCTTCGCAACCAAAACAGATCAGAATCTTCGCCAAACATTACAAATCTTCTATCCGGACTTTCCTCTGCACGCAAGCCAATAATGGAAACGCAAGTGCCTTCTAATTTCCGCAGGTTCTGCCCAACCCAAAGGTTGAACTTATTAAATCTTTTCGGATATTTATTTTCAATACTATGAATCGCCAAAGGATGCTTTTCTCTTACCCACTCTTCTCCTTCTCCCCATGCCCAAAGAAACAATTGTTCATGACTCGCAGCGTTGGTCATAAAAATAGGCACTTGATACCATTGCGGTATTACGTTGGGTTGCAACATTGCCCATTCTACAAAATCAATCGTTCCTTGATATTCCGCTTCCTGGTCCTGAAAATAAAGTATAAATTTTCTACCTCGCTTTTTTGCTTCGGCATTTACCAAATGAAATAAAGCCGTACTGTCTTTTCCGCCAGAAAAAGAAAGAGAAACATTATCGTAATTATCAAATAATATTTCTATTCTTTTTATCACAGCGGCCAAAACATCAATCGTCCCTCTTACTACCGTTCTTGCCATTTTAGTCTAATTCTGGATTTATATCTTCTTCCACTTCTTTTATTTGTCGCTCAATCGAATAAGGAACGCCCATTATTTCACTTGCAATTCCTTTGATACCAATTAACCTTTGAACTTCTTCCAAAGTCATACCCAGTTCCTTCATTATTTTAATTTCGTCCCAACCAGATTTTAGCATTCCAACCAATGAAGCTTGCAATTCTACCTCGTGTTTTCCTCTCGCACGGTTGTGACGAATGGTAGATGCCATTCTATCACTAATATCTTTGTCAATCACAGACACTGGGAGCATTCCATTTTCCCGCTCAAAAATATTTTTATAACGCAGCATTATTGTATATCTGTGAAACCCATCTACAATCACGTATTTATCACGTTCTTTATCATAAAAACAAACAATCGGCATTGTGTAGCCGTCGCTTTTTATAGATTGATAAAGCAAATCCATTTCTCTTTTTGCTACATGATTAGGGTTGTAATCATTGGCTTCCATCTTTTCCAGTGGTACGGCAATGATATTATAGACTGGGCTTATAAATTTATTTTTCATAATATTTCTTGTAATTGTTCTCTACTAATTTTCTTGAAATACTCGGAAATTCCAAGTTTCTTTTTATTGTTTTCAAAAATAAGATTTTCTAAACCTACATTTCCTATTAATCTTAAATACCGACAATCTTCACTTTGTCCTGTTCGGTAGTTCCTATGTTGGCTCTGGATCACATCACCCCAATCAAAAGTTTGGTCAAAATAAATCGTGTGCGGACGGTCTTGTAAATTCAGACTCATAGATCCTGTCTTATAATTCAGAACTGTTGCTTTTGGGAATTGTTTCCGGCATTCGTTCGCACTTGCAATATATTTACAAAAGATAATCGTTTTGCTTTCATCGGTAATCCAGTTTTTTACGGCTTCAAATTTACCTTCAGACAAAGAATATTCATGCTGCATTTTCTGTGTCATTTCTAGGAAAATATTATTATTCATCGCCATGAGTTTTTCATCATCTAAATGTTTTTCTTTTAAATATTTATAATTCTTTTGCTCTTCATCAGAAAGTTGGTAGTTTGCTGTTTCAAAAATCTGATTGATATTCAAATCCAGATCACATTCAAAAACATACTCGCCAATCATAGAATAGAGATAGTCTATATTTTCATAACCGGTAATAAATTCCTTTACATAATTTTTATAACCGCCGAAATTCTTGGTAATAGTCGTGTATTTGCAAAAAGTATTTTTAAATTCTGCCAAACCCATATTTAGAATTTCAGGCGCAAGAAATTCAAACTGTGGCCAAAGATCAATTAAATCTCTGGTAATAGGTTCACCATTTAAAATCAATTTATATTCGCACCATTTAGACATTTCTAAAAGCCGTTTGGTGCGCTTTGCATCGTGGTTTTTGATTTTAATACTTTCATCTACGATGAGAAATGTGTCTAAAGAATTTCTAATTTTATTAAACAGTTGCAAAAATTGTCTATCTGAAGATTGCAAAGTTTCTACACCCATATAAATAACTTCTGGCGCATTGAAACCGCCCCATTTGGCAATCTCATCTTTAATTGAGGGAATACTTTCGTCTATCGGTTTTATGCTTCGGAGTGGACCAATCCACACAACTAATCTAATTTCCGGAACGGCGTTTACCAGTTCCAAAGCTACTCGAGTTTTACCAGTTCCCATCTTCATAAACAACGCACCCACTTTGTTTGGCAGTTGTTTTATTAATGCTTTTTCTTGCTGAATTAATAAACTCATTTCTTTAATTTTTCTATGGTATTATTTTCTAAAGGAGATATTTTGGCAGGGGAATGATGTTCAACAATTATTTCAAAGTTTTGTTCTACATTTCCTGAATTTGGATTATACCACCCTATTTTTTTGAGTGAAATCATTAAGTCGAAATCTTCTTTTCTGGCAAACCATTCCGAAATCCAATAAGCGTCACATTTAATTACATCGCAATCTTGCCCGAAAACTTGGGATTTGGGAATAAGTGCAGAATTACCTTGCCAATCTGCGGCTTTGTAGCACTTTAGAGAAATTTCGGTAAGAGTTTTAAGTCTTACCGAAACCACTTTTATTTTTTTCATTAGTCTAAAACAATGTAGTAAATTTCTCTATCAGAATCAGAACCGTAGAATGTAGGCTCAGTAAAAGTCCATCTATCTAATAAATCACATGTAGCATATAAAACATTATCAGATACAAGTTTCATGTTATTTTTGCAACCTTCAATTTGAATAGGTTCCATATAAGATTTCAAATAATCTTGACGAGTAGCATATTTCCCTCCATCCAAATGAGAATGATCTTCGTTTCCAGCAATATCCCATTCTGATTTAATGGATATAATTTTACCGGTTCTTACGAGCGCGCTATTTCCTGAGTATTCAGGATTGGTAACGGCAATTGTTTTACCGATTAATTTTTTAGCGATTGCTAAAGTTAATACTTGGTTTGCTTCGAAGATTTCAGTAGTAGTTTTCATAATCTTAAATATTTATTTTGTTAGACTTGGGATTGCAGTCCCTCTCATTATTAATACAACAAAGATATGTTTTTTAAACATACTAACAAAGTAAAAAAATGTTAAAATGTTGTTAAATTTTAAAATATAAAAACGCTAATTTTTATAAAATCTAACTTTATATCGTGTCAAAAAATTAGCACGGGTAATGCTTTTAATTTTTTTTGAAATCCTTTTTTTATTGCTCATTTCTTATAATTTTAATTTTAACAAATCATAAGTGTCTGAATAGACCTTACATTCAAATATTTTACTTAAAGCTTCAACTTCATATTTAAATTTCACTTCATCTTTAAATTCTTTCATGAGCAAAATTTGACTTTGATGATTGCCGTATCGTGAAAAGACATAGAAAAATAATTCTCGATCAACAGATATTCCAAGGGAATATTTTTCGGGAATCGGTTCCATTGTCTTAAGATCTTCTAAAAACTCTTCAAATATTTGCATACTCAAATTTACAAAAATATTCTACACCAACTCCGGATCTCCCATGTTCAAAACTTCTCTTCCATTCTGCTGCTTCACCCATTCAGGGCGGTAGATAAAATATTTAAAAGCATCACTCAAATTCGTGGAAAACATAGGCCGTTTTGCTAAAGGTAATTTCTCCGAAGATTTGTTTTTATGCAGGCGTTTTATTCCTCGTTTATCTGGTTTGATGATTTGTTTGGCGACGTTCATAGAACTGATCAGATGGCGGCACTGGTATTTGTCGAAAAGCAGATTAGGCAGTTTCGGGAAAGTCTTTAAGAAAATATTTTTACATAGCTTAAATTCATCTTCCTGGTAAATTGTTTTTTGACCGCGGTTCATCATTTGCACGCTCCAACCTGTTCTACTGCCATCTTCATAAGTCTCGAGAAACTTTCTTGTTTCGCCTGCCCAATCCCTTCCAGAACTTTCGTACTGATTTCCTCCCCGGTCGTAGTACATAATAATCCTTTTGTTTCGATGCCCTGCAAAAAATTCCAAAAATTTATTTGCAAATTCCCGAGTTCCACCTTTTCCCAAAACAAATAGATCCTTCAAAACGTGAACATCCAAACCTTTCGTTTGTCCGATCACCATAGAAAGCATTTCTCCGAAATCCACCCCAATTTCTAAGGGTAAATTCGTATTGCAATATTTCAGGGCTTCACTGGTCGTTTCTGCGTTTTGGTCGCCTGTTCTGTAGCGCAGATAAAAATCATGCATCACGCCATCTTCATACACGTGCAGGTTTTCATCAAATCCAACGTAGAATTTTTGACCACTCTCTACCTGTGGCGGCATAGAGCCAACGGAAGTATTAAATTCTTCAACACCCAAAGACTGTAATGCCGTTTCAAAATATCCCAACCGCAGTACATTCAAATTTGCAAAGGAAGAAACCACATAAAAAAACGTACTGTCTTGCCGTGCAACCTGCCATTTTACAGAAAGTTTTTTAATAAGGTTTTCGGTTTTTTTCACCAATGAAACATTGCGTTTCCGGCGGTACCGAATCCAGTCTGATTTCGCTTTATTCAGCTCCATGGAAATATTGAGCAGATAGTGCAGCTGCTTTTTATCCATATCTTTTTCGCGGTCCAGGATCCAGTCATATTCTCCCGGCATGATGATGTTCGGATAATCCGTGGTAAAGGTTGCACCCCGGAAAAATGCAGATCTGCCGAAAACTGTAGAATCCCCACGAAGCGCAGGAAACAAACGGTCAATTTTCTTTTTTTCTAAATATTTTGTTTCATCACCAACCAAATGTTGGTAAGAGTTACCCGCACCGGAACTTGGCGCATCCATGGAAACATAATTGAAGAAATTCCCCGTAAATGTGGAAATGGTATGCTTGTAAGTTTGCGGCGCTTTGTATGGTTTTTTAAAGAAATCTGGCGGGGATTCATCCACCACATAATGAACTCCTTCAATCCAGCCTTTTCTGTTCCAACCTTCGATGATGGAAGGAACTACGTTTTTAAGAAGATTCGTGTAGGTATCACCAACAATTGCGATGTAACAACCAGGCATTTCGAAACAAATATCCATTGTTCGTTCTGCCAAAATATCTGTGGTTTTTCCGGTACCACGGCCGAGAACCAAAAAGAGATTTTTTGGCTGCATAATATCGGCGAGCATTTTTGGCCAGGAACAGAAACGAAATTCCGTATCACCGAGTTCTTTTACGGAAATAATGGATTTTTTCATTATTCTTTTCGCGGGTTATCGGTGTCATCCATAAATACCTTGATCGGAAGATTGATCATTGCCTCCTGCTTTATTCTTTCAATCGCTTTTGGCGTCATGTTCTGAATCTTTTCATCGATCCATTTTTCGGTATCTTCCAAACTTTCGTTGGGTTCACTGTCAAAATGATTCATATCGAATGTGTACACTTTGAAAGGTTTGTTGAACATTTCATCGGGTAGCTTATTATCATCCGGATTGGCACGTTCCCGAATTTCGGCAGCGTATTTCACGAGTTTCCCAACTTTCTCCAGGTCATTAACATTTTGCACCAATTTTCTTGCGAGTGCAATATCTCTGTCCAGATCATCTGCATATTTATTGAGGTGTGCTTTTTTGGTAATATCCGTGGAGCCGTAGAAATACTCCATGCTTTCATTGAAGAGTTTCAGGGCCTGCAAACGGTTTCCCTTTAGATCAGCTTCAAAAGAGACCAAATGATTGATGATTGCATCCTTTTCGCCATAGAGGTCGAAACGCATCCGCATATTGTAAATTTTGGAAAGCATGTTCACATACTTCACAAAACTTTCATCTACCATTTTCGGCATTCCCATTTCTGCCCATTCGTACAGATTAGCTATGTCATATTTCGTCCACTCCACCGTTAAAATATATTTGGTTTTTGCAATCGTTCAGGTATTGTTCCCATCTTACTTTTGCCAATTGTTGCGCTGCAGTAATATTTCCTTCGCGGGCATTTTGCGCGAGCTTCATTCCCACTTCTGCATCTACTATTAGAACACCGCGTTTGTAATGAAAATGCACCAGGGTTTCTGCGTTTCGCCACTCCTTCAGAAAATCTTTTACGGGAACGTCAAGATAGACCGCAATTTTTTCGGGACCGTAACCGGCACCGGCGAGAGTTTCTATCTGTTCCAGTTCTTCCTGGGAAAGCCTTACGGAAATTGCGAGCATTTATCTGATGAATTTAGAACCGCTCCAGGCGATTATTCTTTTTTTTGTTTTTTTCGGCTTCTTATTCATCTTATGTTTTTCGATGAAATTGGTCTCTCTTAGATTAATTCGAACTTTCTTATTTTTATTTTCTAAAAGCTCAAGTTCCAGAAGGGTGAGATCGATTAAGCCGGGATGTGGTTGGGGAGTTTCTGTATTCATTTTAAATTTTATTTCCGATTAAAAGTTTAACGAGACTCAAAACAAAACCTTCTGAAATACCAGAGTTTTCTGAATGTAAAACTGATGGGAGTATATCATCTTTTATTTTCAGTTTTTTTTCTGCTGTAAAATAAGATTGCCGTAATATATCATTTTCATCTAGCAAGGAATTATTTTTTTCTACTAAAGTTTCGATTTCAACTTTATCAATTTTTTCGAATTTAAATTCTGTCTTAAAAACATCCGCAGGACAAAGGAAAACGACTGTGTTATTATCCCTATTCACCATTGCAAGATCAAATAGGGTAACTTCGTTATCGACTGCGAACTTCGAAAAATAGAGTCCACTTTCAGGATAATTTCTTGATTCTATTCTTTTATTGATATCGTTAAATTCGATTGATTTTATTTCTACGTAATTTTTCATTTTTCAAACATTGTTTTGTAGAAGTCGTAAACTTCCGGGTGATTGGTAATTGTGTATTGTTCCAGTTGAGCGTTTTCGCTCCAGTTTCCGCTGCCTTCCATCACTAAATTAAATTCCTGATCTTCTAAAACTGCTTTGATCAAAGTGACTTTGCTGTGATTCCAATAATATTTTGTTTTAAAATTTGGATTGGATTTTACCACCGCTTCCAAAGTTTCTATGGTCACTGGATTCCGCTTGATCATACTGTCGGAAATAAGAAGCGTTACTTCTCCTACCTTTCCGCTTTGCTGCAGTTCCTGCAAGGCTTCCACCACACGGCGAGAAATAGAGTAGGTGCTGGCAAAAATTTCTTTAATAAAATATCTTTTTGCAATAAATGGGATGAAGGTAAAAGCGTTGAAGGCGTTTTCTGTAAAAATGTAGAAGATTTCACCTTCCTGCGGAATTCTGATAAGATCTTCTACTTTCTTTATTTTCTCCAGATGATGATTGAGATAGGTAGAGAAAACACCCTCCCGTTTTTGGGCGGGTGTTTCTGTAATGGCATTCAATGAGAAAAATTTATTTTCCTGCATTAATACGGCTTTCTACCAGTTCCTTTTTTTTGTTGAGGAAATCCACTTGAGACTGCAGATCTGCTTTGCGGTCTTTGTCCTTTTCCTTCTCTATGAGTTTATTTTTTTTGGTAATGTTGGAAGCGATGTTGCTTTTTGCCTGTCCCAATTTTTCTGGAAGAATCTTTTCTATTTCACGCTCCAGCTTCAAGCCCGCAAAAACTTCATGTTCCCCAAGAATAATTTTATTTTTCTGGTAATGCTCCAGTTCTGCATGAACGGCTCTATTTTCTTCAAAATCTTCTAAGAGTTCATTAGAAATGCTGAAAACTTCTTCTTTGCTGAGCTTTGGTTCCGCCACATCCACCAACTCCTTAAACAGTTGGGAATGTTTCTTTTTGTAACCATCGAAAGAATTAAGCGCATCTACGGTCATCGCTTTCAGTTCTGCAGGAGCATCTTTCTCTTGTAAAAATGGATATTGGGTAGAAAATCGCAATCCGGATTTTGCAGCTGAATCCATTTCGCGCAAAACATTGGTAAACGGATCTTTTTGAACATCGGAGAGATCAGCAGCTTTTCTAAAGTCTGGAACATCAGTTTCCGGAACCGCTTCCACTTCTTTTTCAGCAGGAACGTGTTTAGCAATCTCTACTTTAGAAATCGTGTGGAAACGCTGTAATTCGTAGATAATTTTTTCTACGTTGTCTTTTGTAGCTCCTTTTTTGTTATAGCGGTTCAGCAGCTGTACGGGGATATTGGACTCCACGGCCAATGCAATCCCTTTATTGAACTTTTCGCTAAGATCTTTCGGTGGATTTTTAATAAAATCTAAAACTTTTGTTTTCATAATTGACTCTTTTTTTATCAAGTTTGCAATAATAGTGAGAACAAAAAACGATAAGATTAGGCAATTGCCATGTTACATTAAAACCAAAAAACCCGCCGAAGCGGGAATTATTTAAGGGTTAGGAACTTCTCTAAACATTGTGGGACTGTACGGATATTCTGCATGGCGATCTTCATCAACCAGGATCATCATATCTTCATTTCTCGTCCAGAGACTATCTGCTTCTATGTAATCAAAAAGCGTTTGTAGGTCTAAGTTATTTCTGTAGTATTGGGTTTCCATTGATTTTTAATTTTGGTAATGAGCTCAGGACAATCTGCGAGATTGCGGAAAATAGCGCGGAGTTCTGTGTGAATTGCAGAACGGGTTTCCCGATCTTGCTCAAGGTCTCCGTCGCTCAATAAATTGGCGCGCTCGAAGGCGATAAATAAAGTATCCTCTACTTCTTTAGCTGAATAAACATTTAGTAAGATTGCGGCGGATTCCAAGATCTCGGCGGTTTTTTTCTCTGTGCTCATAAGTTTTTTATTTTAGCTATTAAACTTAAGAATTAAAGCGTTCCACGCTGAAGTGAAGTCAGTGTTAATTTCAAAAACTTCTCTGCCTTCCTTCGTGATAATGGAAACGCGTGTTTTCCCATTCCGCAGTTTTCGGGAGCGGAAACAGCGGATGTTGTTTTCGCGCACGAATCGGCAGATGCTTATTTTTTTGGTTGGAACTAAAGCGGTAGAAAACCAGCTTTGCACATTTTCGCCTGTGGAGCGTAGAAATGACACTACTTGAGAGTCATTGTCTAAAAAGATTGTTGAGTTTCGCATTTTATAATCTATTTAGAAATTATTTCAAACAAAAACGCCTCGATTGTGTGGCGTCGCGAAACTCAACAATCGGTGAAGATTGACCACACGCACAAGGCGCAGTATTTTAAATAAATTTTTTCGGAAGATACCGATTATTAAGTTTCGCTATAGCAAATGTACATATTTTTTCCAATAACAATACAAAACATTAGAAAATAATACAAACTTATAATTTTTTCACATACAAAATGTAGGATGCAGTTTTCCAATCATCTACAATATCGAAACTATACAATTTGCAGATATACCCATAATTCATTGCTCGCCGCACAATTGTAGTTTCTTGTCTTGATACATAACCAACGGTCACTTCGTCAGAAATAATTTCAACAGCTTTTTTGTCAAACTCATTGTAGTTGTCCTTAAATAATTGCAATAAATCACCCTCTTTAAGATTGTTTTCAATAAACTCATATCTTTTTTTTAAGTGTACACCTTGAATATCAAAAATGGATACCACATCATAATTGTCAATTGCAGGAATTTCATATCCTTTATTTTCATATAACAAGAAATCATTATACAATTCTTCTTTACTTCTAACTTTTCGTTTTATTTTATTTTCTTTATTATATAATTCCGTTTGTAATTCGTTTAACCAAAAATCAAAATCGATAAATTCAAATCTCCATCTTCTAATAAAGGCCCGTCTAAGGGATGTTTCTGTGATCTGATGATAAGAATTGTTTTGATAAAGTTCGTCAATTAGATTCTGATCTGCATCTCTTAAAAACACCAGTAAATCTTCGCCTGAAATTAATTGCAAGTCAGTAATTGTATGGTTTGTAGCAACCTTTCTTAATTGAACGTTTTCGTCCTTATTCGACAATAAAGACGCAAGGCATATAACAATTATCAAAAGAAAAACAATAATAAGCACAGTTATAAAATCCATTTTTTTAAATTTAGTATTAAAAAAAACCGCTGTGGTAGCGGTCTAAATATACTGTTCACCAATCTTCTTTTTGATGAATATTTGCAATCATCTCATTCATGAAAATTTCGGCGTAAACTTCAATATCATTAAGGTAATTGATAACTTCTTTTGTTTGCCTTCGATCTCCATTCCCTTTGAAACAATTGTAATAACTAAAATTACCAACACCTCCGATCTTATCAATATTGTATCGTAATTTTTGATCCTTGATATCAAAAGTTAAAGTATAACTAACGCCTAATGCAGACTTACCGAGCGGTCCTTTCGACATGATATTCCATAAACCATTTATCCTAAGATATTCATTGGGAACATCTGATTTTGTAACAAAGTCAGGATTCGTGTAGGTTTTAGCAATCCAAGATTTTAGTGATTTATAAATTTCTGTCCTGCTTTTTCCAGGGAAATCAACAATATTATTTTCTGGAATCAATCGTGTTGGAGTCGCAGTAAAAGTATTTTGTGCGGAAATTATCAAAACTGATAATAAACAGAAAATAAGTAAGAGCTTTTTCATACAATAATTTTAGCTCTAAAGATAAAAAAAACTTCACAATGTGAAGCTTAAGGTAATTCATTCTTGCATTCCGCAAGTCCGGCAATTATTTTCTCGTAGGTTTTTTCGGTGACCGTTAGTTTTCCGGTGACGTATTTTGTAAAATTCTTTCGGTCCATGCCTATCTTTTCTGCGAATACAGAAAGATTCATCCAGGGAATTTTTTCGAAAATTTGTTGTAGTTCTTCCGCTCTTGTCATACGTCAAATGTAGTATTTTTTAAGCAGATGAGCAAACTATTCTGCATCTTCCTGCAACTTCCTGAACTGCGCTTTTACTTCATCTGTGAAACCAAATGACAGTTGTTTAATGATAAACCGTTTGTGGCCGAAAATAATTTTATTGTGAATCGGATAATTCTTCTTTTTCTTCTCGCGATTGAGTTTTAATTTTCTGGTCGCTGCTGAATAATTTCCTGCTTTTCTCGTAGTCATATCAATATACCGGTGCACAGCCAAATGCGTATAAGTCAAGGAATTTTTATCCACGCTCATATTGACGTTCCGCCACTTTGCCTGAGAAAATCCACGCATTTCCCGACGGGTATCTTTTAGTATAGATGCAGCCTGCTCCCGCAGAACCTGTTCGATGAATCGTTCCTCAATCGAATTTCCGCTATTTCGTTCGCTGATCAAACTCATTACTCAATTTCAAAATTAATACTCCACCCATTGCAGTCTGCTTTTTTCCATTCCGGGAGGATTTGAATAGAATCTACCGAAATATGCCGAAGAAAACCGGAACATCCTTCTGTTGCTAAAGTTAGAATTTCTTCCCGAATTAGTTTTGCAGCTTGAAATGTTCTTTCAAATAACTCAATAAACTGTTCCTGGTCATTGTCTGAGTAATCTGTTTTTTCCAAAACAAAGAGCATTGAGCGCGTTGTATTTCTATAAGAATCTGCATTGCTTCCATTCGTGCCGTAACTCGGCAGAACTCCCACTAAAAACATATTGTCTTCACTGTATTTTTCCGCCAAAGTTTTCACCAATTGGCTGTCGTCAATCACCATCCAAGCGGAATTAATTGCTGCAACTTTTGCTTTTATTTCAGAAAGTAAGGTATTCAATTGTTGTGGACTCATAATACTAGGTTTTCTCGTCGAGTTGTTTTTTCTGGATCTGGTATAATCTTTTTTGAACGGCCCAAAAATTGGCGCGCCTGATTTCGTGGTAGGGACCAAAAACGCCGCTTTCTGCCAAATCATTTAGCAAACCAAACATTCCTATTCCGGGGATATCGCTTTTGGATTCTTCGCCGGTTGGCTCATAAATAATGGAAAGATCGATACTGGAACCCTGGACAAATATTTCACCGCTCATAATGAAAAGCTGCATTGCAGAGAAGTACAGATAAAACCCATACAAATGTCTGATGTCCGTAATTCTAAAAATGGTTTTTGCGCGAATTCTGGATATTTTAGGATCGTATTTCTCCCCTTTTCTTAAATAGAAAATTGCAAATAATTTGCAAAGAAAAATATAATCTCCAGTTTGGGAGTAATTAATAAATTCTTCCAGTCCATCAACGTACTGACCAAATTCCACATCTTCAAAAACGTTTTCCGGTCCGTAAAAAGTTTGGAAGAATCCTGCTTTAATCTGCGGAAGATGATTATTGACGTAAAACTGTTTGATCTTTAATTCATTGTTTCCGTCTTTTTCTGTGCGGTCGAAAAAGGTATCGATCAATTCACCCAGGATAAAAACATTATTAAAAATTTCGGGATCTTTTTTGCCGGATGCTTTCATTCCTAAAAGCGCATAAACCGCCAAACTTCGAAAATCTTCATAGGTGATTTCACCCAATTGGAAGAGCCAAATCAGTTTGGCCATATTTCCGTATTGTTTGGGATCACATTCTCCCAAATGTTCCGGGAGATAAAGGAATGTTTTTTTATCTGGAATTTCGATTGTTCTCATTGGATCTTATAAAATTACTTTCGGTACCATATTTTAACCGATGTTCATGAATTAGTGGAAATCCTAGAACATCAACACCAATCTGAAATACTATTATTTTTAAAAAACTTCTCATATTAGGTATCAATAAAACCATCATCACCATAAATTCCACTGTCTAATACGACCTGATTGGGATATAGTTGCTTCACGTTTGTGGCTTTTCTAATCATTCCTTCCAAAGCGCCCAAATATTTCTGACAATCATTTTTGAAGGTCATCGCCGTTTCTAAATACTGCAACTTATCTGAAGGTTTATAATTTTTTCCGACAGATCCATTCACCGTTCCCAAACTGGTCTGCAAAACTCCTTCGGGAAATAACTGAATATTCAATCTTCTCATTCCCCAATCGAGAGCGTAAAAAACACAGCATTTTTCTGCAATATTTTTCATCGCAGGCGAAAATTGATTGAGAGGAAGTGGACCGATTCGCGGCAGCAGTTCGAGATCTTCACATTCCTGCAAAGCTGGAAGTAATTTTAAATATAAATAATAGGAACCATTAATGTTGAAATGTCTTTCAAACATATCCAGGGAGCTCACAAATAATTCTTTGTGATCATATTTTTTCACGTTCACCGGAATTGAGTTCGTGAACATGTGTTTTAAAAGTAAGTCTAAATGCCGATAATACAAATTATCCAACGCCTGAATATTGGCATCAAGCATCCATTGCCATGGAGTTCCATCATGTTCATCATTCCTTGTTTTTCTTCCGCGAGCGGTGAAAGCAATATCTGCTGTTGGAGTGTAGATGATTAAAGCACGCAAAAGAATGGCGTATTTCACTAATTTAGGAAATGTTGTTTCCGGATCCACAGGAGCAGCTTTTACAATTTCATATTGTGGTAAACCTATCAGATCGGTTATTTCAGATGTAGAGGCGCGCAAAGCAGATTCCATTCTTATAAAAGGAATATCTGAATCTACAAATCCGATATACTTCTTAAATTCTGCCGAAAAGTCCGCTTTAGACCAAATTAAATCCATGATAAAATAATTTCAATTGTTTTCCATAATCCCAAAACACCAAAGCTCAAAAATCCTAAAGCCAAAAGGACTGCAACCCATTTGCAACCGCTCGGAATTTTCGGAGCTAATTCTTCGGCTGATAATTCCGGAACATTTAACCAGTGCTCCGCTTCATCTTTTCTGCGCTGTTCCAAGATTCGTTCTATATCTTTCTCCAGTTCTGGATTAGCTTCCTGTTGTGAAGCCCAATTTTTCATATTTTCTATTACCTTGTCCATTTTAACTTGCTTTAAAATCTGCTACTTTGTTTCGGTCACCGCTTGTCATATCTTCCTGCCTTTGTGGCTCCAGATGATAAAAACCAAGTTTTAAATTAGAATCCGGCCAATTAGTTTTGATGGCGAAATTAATGGGATCCATGATCACCATTTCTGGAATATCAATACCGGTCTGTAAATAATTATTGAGGGCGTAATACTGCTCAGATCCGCCGTTCGCTTTTCCTTTGTCCCCAGTATTTCCCAGAGATCCACCAATTCCGACTCCGGTAGATGCAGACTGATCTGCTTTGTTTGCAATATCAATATGTGCTTTTACGATATCACCCATTTTAGTATCGATCGGCGTAATTTTCCAACCCATTTCGATGATGTTCATTCCTTCCACAAACATCACCTGTTCAGAATGCCAGAATTTTCCTGCATTTTCAATAGTGGATAAAACTTTTTGAATATCCCGAAGCATTTTTCTTTTCAATGCTTTCAGCATTTTCTCATCGTAGGAAATATTCTTATCGGCGCACTGGTCTTTTAATTCGTCCCGTTTTTGATTCCAAAATTCCTGGGGTGAAGTAATGTGATATTTGATGTTGATGGAGTTTTTAGACAATGCCTCCAAAAATTTAGGAACATTTGTGCTCTGAACGATCCAGGGAATTGAACCAAGGATTTGCGGAATACTGAAAAAATCAGAACAAAACGATGGCAAATTGGTGTACATCACCGATTGTGAAGCTTTAACCAGATCTGCATCGGTATATTGTAAAGGATAAACTTCATATTGGTTTGGATCGTCCTTTTTCTCCATTAAAATATGTGTGGGAGTTTGGCGCTTTCCAACTACCATCGGGCGATAAGACTGAATATGCTCTATCCTGTGAATAAATGGAGAATCACCCAAGCGCCAACCTTTTTTAAAGATAAATTTGGCGTAGTAACTTTCGATATGAGAAAAATCTACAGTGCCTTTGAGAAGAAATTTATCAGAGTTCCAGGATTTCAACCATTTTTCAATCGTTGCATCTTTTTGCCATTTTCGGATCAAACTACCATCTGCATCAAACCTTTCTTCATATAATTTGGGACCTTTTCCCCAGTTGAGCCCCGTTTTTTTATTGAGGATCCCAGGAACGATGGAATTGGCGTAAACGATATTCCTAATTGATAACGGCAGGTTATTGTTTTCTCCATAAGGGAAAATGTTCCAATCCTGAAAACGGGAAACATAACCACGATTGGTAAATACATCAAGTGGGGACCAAGGTTGAGTAGTATTTCTGCGCTTATCGATCACTTCGAAGGTGAACGATGCTTTTTCGTCTGTCGAAATCGCGCTTTCTTCATCTATAAATTCTATCATGAGATATTTTTAAACCATTTACAGTCATTAATAAAGGCAGCCAAAAATGTTTCTTTTCACCGGTATCTACATTTTCGTAAGCAATCAAATTTTTAGCGTGGATACTTTTTTTGGAAGGAAGCCCGGCAGAAAGCAAAGCATTTTTGACAACGACTAATCCGGAAGAAGTTTTTCGGGTTCTGTCGCAAGAGACAAAAGAAAAAGTGATTGGGAAACTATCTTTCGATAATTTTCGCATCAACTTTAAAGCATCATAGATGTTTATTTCTTTTGAAATTTCACTTTCCATACCTGCGAAAATAGAGTAGTACAAGTATTTCGCATGTTACATTAAAAACAAAAATCCCAATACCGAAGCATTGGGATTTAAAAACTGATGAATGAAAAAAATCTAACTTCTAGAAACTTCTACAAGATAAGTTTTGTCTGCTTTTACAACTTTCAAGTTGATAACTGCACCTGCCAAAGCCGTCCAGGTTGCTGCATCTTTTAAAAGAATCCCTACAGCAGCTGCTGGCTGATTGGCTAAAGTTAATGGAGCGACTCCACCAGCACCGATCAGGGTGACCACAGTATCTTCGTCCAGATCGTTTGCAGTTACGGTGATATCATCTGTTACTGCCGTTGCAGGTAACTGATAAATTACTCCATTTGCTTTTTCTAAAGCAAAATCAGCACCTGCAACAAGTTCTGTTGGCGTTTCAGAATCCACCGTTCCTGTGTAGAATCGAATGAACTGGTCATTGATCATTTCCTGCTCGAAAGATAAAGTCATGAAATTCTTTTCATTATTATCTTCCATGGAAACCTGAAGAACCATTGGTAAACATTTAGTTCCCATTGTTTTGAATTCTTCGGTATCACAACCACCGTAGAAAATTACAAATCCTCTGGAATTGTGTTTTTTCGCCCAGACTATTGCTTCTTTTGGCGTCCCAGGATATTCACCCATATATTTACCTTTTGTTCCATACGCATCTGGAGAACCTGACGATTCAAGCAATGCCTTCTGGGTAGATGGCGTCATATATGTTTTCAGAAATCCTGTTCCTGGTTTAAAGACAAAATTTCCGTCCCAGCTTACGCCGTCTTCGTTCAATGTTGGCCATGTTTGCACATCTTCTACAAGTACTGCAATGGCTTCACCTCTTTTTGGTGTAGGAACACCCGGATTAGATCCGTATTTTACTAAGTGTCTCATTTTATTTTGAGTATTTTTTTTAAAAAGTCCTGCCTAAAGACAGGACTTTTAGAGGTTAATGTTATCCGCGTGCAATTTCTGTCCAAATTCCGTTTACGAACAATAAGTCCATAAATTTCGCTTGAGTGTCCATCACGTAAGCAGCACCTGTAATTTTAATTTTACCTGCTACATTGTCAATCGTAAGCGCCTGAGTGCTTCCATAGATTCTTACTCTATTTCCTTCGGTTCCACCGATGATCTCTGCTAAAGTATCAGGAGCAATACCTGAATACATGTATTGATCCGCGCTGTACTCGATTGTATCATCAGCAAACTGAACAACTGTAGAAACTGCGGCAGGACCAGAAGTTCTATTCACTTCTTTCCATAAATCAACACCTGTTTTCACAAGAGTTAATTCACCACCTAATTTCAAATTGAAATCTGCAGTCAGATCTAAATTTGCATTGTCTTTCACTAAGACGGCTGATGCCAAAGAAATATCTCCGCGAAGAACTAAGAAATCTCCAGGGTTACCTGTGATTTTTGTGATGTCGGTAGTGAAACCGTTATCAACATAAGTTCTATTATGACGAACATCCAAAACTCCTGTTTTTTCGTCGTATGCAACCGCGAAGAAGTTTGCGCTCATTGCAGGAACATTGTTGGTCCAGATCGCTTGATACGTTTCCGCATAAGGCGTTCCTTCATCTACGATCATTCCGATGTGATTGATACCAATACCGATTTTGTAGTCGGCGAAAATATATACATCTCTCAAGAATTTCTCAATCGTGTATTTCGCTTTTTCTTCCGGTTTGTACTCAAGGATCTTGATGTTGTCCATGAAAGTGATCACCATTAAATCTGAACCTTCCAATTGCTGAAGAGGAACAAAAGTAATATTGGGGAAATCTTTCGGAGTTGTCGGCATTCCTTTGTAGTCCGTATTTTGCCCGAAAGTATCTTCGTACGTTCTCTTATAAGTTCTCAACCAGGTTGGAGAGAGAACAAATTGTAATGAATCATTTTTCACATCTTCCGGAATTAATGCGATCATTCCATCAATATAATCTACAATGTTTGCAGAAGTTGGAATCCCGACATTAAACGGACGGTATTTGTTTGCGTTTCTCGCATCCAAAATCTGTTTTCTTAAACCATCATTTCTGAATAGGTAAGAAGATGATTTCTGCACTTCACCCGGTCCCGGAACAACTGGTTCTACATGAACACCATTGATCAAAACATTAGCATCTTCTGCTCTTGCTTTTTTCGTGAATTCTGTTAATAAGAATTCGATGAAGGTCATTTTGTACGCTTGAGATCCTTCTTTGTTGAAGTTTTGCAACCAAGAATTTTCAATCTTTTGCATCTCCCAGTAGTTGAACTGCAAATCGATCTGTGCAGGTTGAACCCGCATTTCTTCTGGTTTGATTGTAGCATCACCTTTTGGAGACCATTTTGCCTTTCTTGGCTGGGTAACTTCACCAACTACCATTTGAGCAGATCTCATACGATCTGAAACTCCGGTAACTGTTGGCCAAATTGCAGGAAGTGGGAAATAACGATTGAATAAAGACTCAATTTTGTCAGGATTGTCATTAGCAAAAGCGTCAAATCCTTCATTTAATTTGTCTACGGCTACGGAAGAACGGAAATCTGTTGTAGATCCTGTTGCTCCTGATAATGCTCTTGCATTCCAAGGCGAATCTGCTCCCCAGAGTTTTCCTTCATATCCCATCAATTGTCCCTGTAAAGCAAAAACCATTGCCAATCCTGCTCCTAATTTTCCTGCATGTGCAAGAATTGTTGGAACAGCATTATCTGGTGAATCGCTCAATTTGGTAATGGCTTCTGCCTGAACTTCTACGGTTCTTTGCAATCCGGCTAATTGCTCAGCTAGATTTACATTTTCGCTTACCGCTTCTTCAGCAACAGCTTGAACAGAGTTTAATTGTTCTAAGGCGGTCTGAACTTCTGTCAGTTCTGCATTTGCCTGGGCAATAAGCGCTCCCGCTTTTTCTGCACCAAGCATTGTTGTCAGATTATTACTTTCCGCTTCGGTAAGTAAAACCTGATTGTCCTTTGTTGCTAAGACTGCCCAACCGAGCAATCCCGCCAACATGGCTTGAAATTTTTTCATAGGTTCTAAAAATTATTTGGTTTTGTTTGATAATTCAGATCTGGCGATAACCAATTTATAAGCGACTTCGATATTTCCGATCATATCTGCAAGTCCATTTTTAATGGCATCTTTTGCATAAAGCACTTTTCCGTGTAGCACTTCTTCGGTAACCTGTGGGCGAGATGCTTTCACATCTGCCATAAATCTCACGGCTAAAGGTTCTAATCGTTTTTGTAAAAGTTCATAGTTCCCATCAAGCGCCTGGATCAATTCTTCATTTTTATCGAATGATTGTGGGGGACGGATCATTATTAATTCTTTGTCCGGTTTTTCGAACATGATCATCGCTCCGATGGAACCACATTCTGCAGTAAAATCATTTGCCATGATAATTTGATCTGAGAGAATTGCAGCGATGTAATAATGAAGAGAACATGCTTTTTCTACCAAAGCGATCACAGGTTTCTTCATTTTAGATTTCAATTCCTGGAACATCGGAATTACGGCAGCATTTCCACCCGGTCCATCCATTTTAAAAATAAATCCTTTGATGGAAGCATCATTGTTATAATGAAGAATTCTCGAAATTAAAAGATCTGCACCTATGTTGCACATGCCAGAATTTTTGGTCAATTCGCCTTCAAATGAAATGACTGCGACTTTATTGATCAGTTCCGGTTCATTGTTTGAAGGATTGACAGAAGGCTCTCCCATCAAATTAGAAAACATCTGTGCTTCTTCTTTTTGAAACTGCCCGGTTCTAATGCCAGAGATAATTTCTTTGTAACTGGAAACGCTGGGAGTTTCCATCAAAAAAATCCCGGTATTGATTTCGTTTAGTAATGCTTTTAAACTCATAGGGCGAAACTACCGCCGAAGGAGTAAAAATGGTGTTACATTAAAAAGAGGGAAAAAGGGCAATTGCTACAATTAGTATCAATAAAAATTTTAAAGTCGTTCTATTTTGTATCATTTTTGAAACATGAAATTGAGAGGAACCATTAAAGAAGCGCCAGAACTTGCGGATACATTTATTATAGTGCAATTTGAAGGAGATGAAAGGAAACAGCATTTCGAAGTGAAATGTGAGTTTAATCCATATCAGATTGGAATCCGTAAATGGGATTCTTGGGATCTTTGGATTAAATGGGAAAGTGAAATTTTTATGGATGAAAGAACGCTGGTCAAATCTTATTTCACACACTTGATTTGCAGCAAGGCACAACCATTTTGCCAAGTTGGAAATGGAAAATGATTTTAGATGTACCTTTGAAATAAAAATGGCTGAATACTGTAAAAAATGTGCTCCAAGACATGGTCACTACTTTGAGGGTTATCCATGCTATTGTGAAGCTTGTGGCGAATATTTCGACAAGAAGGAAAATTGGTTTTCTAAATTCTTCAGATCAATTTACATGGAACTAGTTGCTATTAGATTTTTAAAATAAAAAATGTCCCCGACATTGCTGTCGGAGACATCGAAAAACATCTCATTTTTTTAGGGTTAGTAAATCAGGATATTTTTATTTTATCATATCATCAAAGTCTTGCAGAATTTTTGCTCCTACTTTTCCGAGCTGGTCTTTTTTAGAAATAATATTCCCTACCGCTGTAGTAGAAGTGATAAAATCTACTTCGAGTAAAACGGAAATTCCTGCTCCTAAATTTAGAATACCAATTCTGGAATGCTGAGAACTGTTTTCTCCTTTTACGCCCCGATTCGGAATTCCTAATATTGTGGAATATTCCTTTAAAAAGCGATTTGCCATTTTCCAACTTAGGGAATTTGAGTTTGCGAAATCTTTTTTATTGATGAAAGCTTCAATTCCGGAGGTGGTATTTTTCGCAGCTGCATTCAAGTGTATATCAAAAACTACACTTCCATTCCCTGGTTTAATTCGGGATTGGTATTGACGGTTGTTTTCCCAATCTTTATCCAAAATAATTTCTGAACTTCTGGAATTTCGCGCAATTGAATCCCGAATTAACTTGGTAACATCGGCTTCCTTATTTCCATGGGCAACCGCTCCTGAATCTGCATTATTATGACCTGCAGAAATAAATTGTTTGAAAGGTATTTGTATCATGATATTTTATTTTTAAATTTATTAATACGTTCCACGATAGAACCGCCAAACTTTTTCCATAAGAAAAACAGTAAGATTAGGAATGCAACTGCTCCCGCAATAATCAAATACATCGGGAAGGAAAAGCCAGTTGTTTTAGCATCTACTTTCTTACTTTTGAATTCTTCGGCTACTTCTTTTATGGTTGATTGTGCTACTGATTTTCTAGCGATTTCGGCAACGATGTTTAAATGTTCAGATTTCTCTTCGATAACTTCTTTCTTTTCCGTTTGTTTCCAGCGGTTTTTGATAATGAAATCAGCATTGCCAGAAATGTAGATATCTGAAATGGTATCATTCCCAACCACATTGCTAAAACGGAAATCTTTTACGCTGTCGGTTTTGCCTTTAATTACAATATCGCCATCGTTTTCTTTGATGGTTTGGTCTATCTTTTTTGCAATGATGATTTTATCTTGCACCGCTTTTTCGTTTGAAATCACGGTATTAGTGTCAATCTTTTCAACTTGGGCAAATCGGTATTCTGTAATCTCAAGGTTTTTCTTCCTGCTCCGGCATGATGTCAATAGGATCATCAGGACCAGCATCATTATTTTCGCTGTCATTTTTAGTTGTTTTAAAATTATTTAAATCAAGATCTCTATTGAAACTCTCGAATTTTTTGAACCATATTGCAGGTGGAAATTCCCCACCGGAAAGAATAGAAAGGTTTTTTAAAGCCGATAAAGTGGGATAGAGCAGAACGGATAATTGCAGCACGACTTTAAAATAAATGGCAATAAATTCTACATCACTCACAATCTGGTGAACCATTTCGAAGAGAACATAACCAGCACACACTGAAAATCCTTTTTTAAGAAGTCCACCGAGGTTTTTTCCTGCGCTGAAATCAGCTTTTACCTTCCAGTGAACGATCGTTCCCAATAAATAATCAATGAGCACGGCTAGAAATACGATGGTTAGAAACCATTGATTGTTGATGTACCAACCAGTCAACCGATCCATCAATGAAATTGGGATAGCGGGTGCTACACTGAGCAAGCCTGAAAGCAGTATTTGGGCGGGAAACTTTGGCATCTCGTTTATTTTATCTAATATGATTTCGAGGATTTTCATATTTTATTTTTAATAGTCGGGTCTGTTCGTTGTTCATCATTTTGTTTTAGTTCTAGGATCCATCCAATCCCCAACACTCTTATCAATCCATAAAATGCAGTGATTTTTTTCCAAAGCATTTAATAGTTTCACCAACTTTTCACCCTCTTTGGTCAAAGTTCCCAGCAACTCATTTTTACCCAGGGCTGATGAAATGGTTTCGCGATCTACACCGAAAGCATAAGGGTAAGTGATCACACCGTTCACTTCAATTGCCTGAACTAAGCGAGCGTTCCAAGTGGCGCGAAATTCTTTATTTGCCCAAACATCAATGTTCTTTGCGGTTGACTGCCAATAGCCATTTGTATCACCGTATTTTGCATCTACATAATGACGGTTTATAATTGTCATTGGCAGAATTAAACTGATCCCGATGATTAGCAAGGCGAATCCTTTTACTTTCTTCATTCTGAATAAATTATAAAATCTTCTGGATCTAACCCATAAATGCATTTTCCAGTACTTTCAATAATATCATTTTGAACAAAATAAAGAAATGCATAAGTATGCGCTAAATCTTCTTTTTCTGAATAAGGAGTTTCTGATGGAATCAAAGCCGAAACAGCATCAAACAAAGAATTGATTTGGGTTACAGGAATCTGTAAATCTTTTTTACTCCAAAACTGAAAACTTTTACTTTCCCCAACTTCGGTTACGATGTAATCATTAACTGTAATATTGTAATTATCACCTTGCTTATTGCCAACGATCATTTCAAACATCATCTTTGCAGATTTGTTGCTTCTGTTATCGTATAGGACTTCTTTTGTTGTTATTAGTTTTGCCATTTTAAAATGTATGTATATATTTTGTACCACTTGCAGATTCTAAATAAGTTCCACTAATTGCAGAGTCATATAAAACTACCCAGGTTATGCCATCCTCAGAAACTTCAATTTTACTTCCATTAGTGAACCTGCCAGGTTCATAATAATATTTATGAATTATTTGTCTAATTGGGAAAATTTCTCCTAAATCGAGCAAAGCATATCTCAATCCTGTTGCTCCACCGTTATACCAAGAGGTGTTATCTGCATCAGTAACAAGCGAAGTATTAGCAACAAAAACTCCAGCAGCAGTGTATATTTTTACAATTTTTTCAAAGGCTACATTATCATTTGGAGAATCTCTTAAAGCTTTTATATCACTCCAAATATTGAGATTGTTTATATTATTTCCATTACTCCATGACCTGATAAATCGAATATTCAATTTTGTGTCACTTGGGATTCTGAAAATTTGAACTGAAAAACCTAAGCTTTCTAAATACAGAACATCTGCGTCAGATTCAAAATTCCTCCAACCAGTATTTTTTATTAATTTTCCTCCAAAAGCGGAAGTAATACTGCGCATATCAGTAAGCATTTTATTGTTTTCTGAAACTTTTAATGTAAAAGGCAAATGGAATGTATCAAAAGTATTTGCCCAAACCTTAGTGCCTGAATAACTAATACTACAACCTGGGGCCAAACCATTTAATGTTTGGTTTTGAAATGCGAAAAAAACACAACCAATTGGAATTTTTGCAACATTGCCAATAGTTTTCAACTTTACAATTTGCCCCGTATTTTGGTTTTGGTGAAGGAAAAATTTTAATTTAGAGGTTTCACTAAATCCAGATAAATCTAACCAAGCGTCTGTTAGATTATTTTTCACTCTAAAATTCTCAATAAAAACTCTTTCTATCGAATCGGGAAATTCTGCAATATTACCAGTCAATATTGTATTCTGATTTTCTACGAAATTTAACCTAAAACTATACAGATTTGGAAACCTCTGCATAAATATTCCAAAATTACCAAGGTTAAATTGACCACTTGAAAAATCTCTTAATAAAAGCGAATAAATATCTCTTAAACCGTTTTTGAGAATAACTTTAAAATTGTCTGTAAAAGCACTTGCATAGGTCTTATCAAACCCACTACTACTACCACTCGTTAAATCAAAATTTTTCACCACATAATAATCGTTGTTGGTTCCATCACCCCACTCAAATTTTGCATCGCCTGTTCGCGTAGAAAAATTAAAAATAATTCTCAATGTATTTATCAACGGGAAAAATATAAATCCCGATTTTGAAACTCCAAATATTGTATTTCTTATTCCCATTATACACCAAATAACATTATTGAATTAGTAGAACCTCTTTGTGCAATAGTAAAAATTTGTTTTTCTGGAATAACAGGAGGAGGAGTTACAAAATACCACGTTTTAGGAGTTGTAATTGCAAGCATAATGGTAACACCAATTAAAGTACCGCCATTAAAAGACCAAGAATCACCAAGCCCCGTTCCGGGAACTATTAGAGTACCTGAACTTGTGAAAAGTATCACTTTGCCATTCCAAGATTCTAAAACAGTCGCTGGAAGTTGAACTTCAATCTGATCTCCTAATTGGTATTTTTTATTTTCTAAAGCCAAAATCCTGACAGCATCTGCAACAATTTGAGAAAGTAAATAATCATCACCTGTAGTACGATTTGTTATTTCAGTATTTATTTTCGCATTTAGAATCGCATCTTGAGCAGCGCGTTCAACTATTTCAGCGTTATCATTTGCTAATCGTGATGCTGATTCTGAAATTATATTAGTTTCCGCAAGTGTTAATCTATTGCTCCATTTTGCGCCTTCGTCAGTTGTAGAATCTTTTTCTAAAACATCTCCATTATTTCCAAGTTCTGGGAATGATGAACCGCTACTCAAAACCCCGACAACCTCCAAAGCGAAGTTGCGTATTTTCACTTTACAACTTTGATAAGGTTTCAGTGTAATTTGCGAAGTAAATAAGAAAACATCTTCCTCAGTTACTGCTTCCGAATTCAAAGGCAAATCACTTCCAGTATTGTTGTAGATCCAAAATTCTTTACCGTCCCACGATGGCGAAGTATTTCTGTCAATTAATGAATTCCTGATGCCGCCAATGGTTGGGCTTCCAATTTGCGATTCTATCCAATAACTTGATCTTAAATCAAAGGTATAAGGCAAAACCGTTAAAGCTTCAGTAAGTGTAATATTTCTCCAGCCGTCTTCCTCTGTGTATTTAATCTCGGATTTTAAAAATCCATTATCAATAATTTGCCCAGAATCACTGAAAATTATAGATGCAACGAATAATCCTGTAAAATCGGGCGTAGTTGCTTGCTCACCCTCTATCCCTTCAGCTATATGAAACACACTTGCGTCTGGCAATGCATGAATGATTACTTGCTTAAGTTTTCCTGCTGAAACGGGCGTGACTAGTTTTGCAACTATGGGAGTAGGTTCAATATATTTGGTGCCGTTTATAATCGCGTAATTCTCACCGCTTGGGTGTAATCCTATTGTTACGGAATTGGATGTGGTGGTGATTGGTCCGGTTTGGTAGGAGTTGGGTTCCACTTCACCCGAGTAAAGTCCTGATGATTTAACACCATTTCTGTCATATTGAATTTTTTTAACAATATTCGGTGCTAAATCTACCGAAAATGAACACGGGAATCTAAAGCGCGGATCAGCTAAAACCTGCGCATCAGTTAATTCAGTGGTTACGTGCCACTCTATACCGTTTTTTTGCATTAGTATTCGTCTTTTATGTCTATAAATCCACCAGTTCCACCAACATAAACCACTTCCGTAGGTTCTCCGGTAACAATCACTGGTTCGCCTTCCATTTCAATTTCTAGATTTCCATCATAAAATAAAGCGGGGGTTTCATCTGGAAATGCTTTTTCAAAACTGAGTTCCCACAATTTATCAGATACATCATCTTTAAATGAAGTAGTGAAATACATAGGGTTCCAAGGAGTGCCTAATATTTTACGAAATGGTTTTCCACAGTTTTCCGAAATTACAATGAGTGGTTCATTTAATAAATCTTTCACAAAAACATTCATTTGAATTTCATCACCTGGATAAGATCCTGCAATCTTTTGAATGAAACCACGGGATTCCAATTCTCCGGAAGTATCCGTATTTAATTTTTGTTTGGAAGGAGTGAGATAGAGTAGCGTAAATTTTGATTCTTCTTTCATCACTATATCGCCAATAGTAACAACACCGCTTTCATCAACCGCAGGAAATGTGATCACATCATCTGCATGCCCAACGTAGAGATAGCCATACTTTGCAGACGGCAATCCTGAATTATTGGCTGGCTTGACAACGTTTACTCTCACCCTTTTTTATTTTGGTCTAAATTAGCGTAGCTGCTGGAAAATTTCTGTTACATTAAAACTTTCCCGAAGTAAAGAATTTGAAACTTTTGTTATTTCGGAAAGCCGAGACAGAGCCATTATTCCGATATCTCCAGTACAGGATCCGCATTTGATTTTCATTGAAACCATATTCCAACAAATCATACTTTTCTATGAAGGTATTGATGCCGTTTTTGATTTTCTTTTTGTCATCGCAGCCATAGCAAAAGCCAGACATGAAAAAATAAAAAGATGTATTGAAAAGCGTATCCAGGAAGCGGTAAAAATTCTCCAAATCTTCAAAGCTGAGATCGATCTGAAATTCTGCGTTATTTTTAAACTCCAAAATATCTGTGGAGAAAGCCGTTTTATTTCCGATTTTTCGGCTGTAAATAGTGAGCTGATAAAATTTCACTTTATAATCCGGTCGTAATGTTCTGGTGAGAAACATTCCAAAAACGCTGGTTGGCTCGATCCGAATTTCTGTGAAGTTTTCTCCGGCTCCTTCTGTGTAAATTCCTGCACATTCTTTAGTGATGTAAGGAATAATATAACCTGGAACTTCTATGGGTGATACTTTCATACTCAGAATAAGGGTTTAATGGTGCTGATGGTAAAAGTAATTTGGGACCGCAATAGAGTAGTATCATAATTAGGTCGCATTCTGGTGTTTTGAAAAACATCATTCCTATAGATAAGAATATTTTGTCCCTGAATGGTTTTCAATAAAATGGCTCCCACAGAATTTATTCGGTCACTGTCTGCTTCCGTGATCATTTTGGGAATAGACCAACTTAATTCGGTTTGGTAAGAAACTCCTGCAATTGTGGGTTTTTGCGTCGTGGAGATCATGGCAGAACCTGGAGTATGTTTTTCCCGAACTTTATTTTCGGCCAAGGAAATAACTTCTGCATCCGTCAGATCTTCGGTTATTTCGGAACGGGAGAGTAATTTAATTTGGGTAAGGTGTAAAAGTGCTGACATTGTGTGAGTTAGAATTAACGTAAATGTAAATAAATAATTTCAAAAGACAATATATATTTACTAAAATCTTCTCCGGAGAAGGGGTTCAAATTGTAATTTTGTAACTCTGCCATTCTCAGGGCGATTGCGCCCCTTTTTTATTTTGTAATACCCAATTTTAGTGTTTTGTAATTTTGTAATCAACTGTATTATTACAGTTTTTTCTGTAATCTTTATTATTTATTACAAAAGGATATAAAAAGTGTAACTAAAAGGAAATCAATAATTTGCATTGATTATTACAGAATTACAAATTAATTTGGGTTTTTCTTTGGGGGAAAGGGGGAAAAGGGGAACGGCGAATTCCGCACTTTGGTTTCTGCCAAAGGGATGCAAGAGATTGTAGGTGTGAAAACAGGTAAAAATACCAAGTGCGGAATTGGCTGATCGCTGAGAATGGGATACAAAAAAACCGACAACGGGAATTGTCGGTTTGGTTGGAGTGAGAAGGAGGATTATCCTTCTTGATGTTTGGTTTCTCTATCTTCAGGAAACTGTGGTTTTGCTGGCGTGTCCTTGATGAAGATGAATTCACATAATCTATCTTTGATGAAGAAAAATATACGTCCATTTTTATCAGTAAGGCCCGGGTTAAATTCGTAACCTTTCAACAGACAGTAATTCTTCAGTTTCTTTTTAAACATCAAGTCAGTCAGGCAAATTCTGTTATTTGAATTAAAATTTAAAATCATTGGCCTGTATTCAATATTCATATTTTTTTTATCTTCAAAGTACTTGTCTGCCCATTCTAAAAACATAGTGCCAATTTCAGCGATTAAGGCAGATTTATTCATCCATTCTTTAGGTAATGCTTCACCTATTCTTTTAATTTCTTCGAGGTCAACATTACCTGCAAGCGGATGCCAGACAATTTTTTCTTTCGTGGGTATAAGCGCACCCATTGGCCACTTGATAGGCAAAGGCTTTTGCATGAGTGTTAGTTCTTCGATTTTCAGTTTCTTTAACTCAATCATTTGACCAATCATTTTCGACGCGTTGGCAAAACCTTCCTGTAATTGTTTTAATTCTTTATTTTTCATCTTGCTTATATTTTTTAATTGTTGTTACTGTTGCAGACTCAAAGTTCTGGATCTCGTTTTCTTTCAACACGTCCAGCACGTTTGCATCATCGGGCATTTCTATGGTCGTCTTTCCGCTTTTGCGGATGATGGTTAGGATTTTCATATTACTTGATTAATGATTTCTTCCAGCGAAAATCTTGTATAGGATTTATTAGTTTGCATTTTTAATAATCCTCTTGTAACTAGCTTACGAAGGATATAATTAATCTGCGGTGTTGATAATGGTTCCGTATCGTTTTTATATTCCAAGCGAAGCCACCAACTGCATAAATAATCATCATCATAGGTAATTAAATATTTTTTAACTCGCTCCAACCAAAGCGATTCTTTTTCAGATAAATGTTTTCTTTTAGACATTTGATTTTAATATTTAAGTTCCCCATCTTTTAAATTGTCTTTCTTCTTGAGCAGATTCATCAGGTTTAAATTCACGCCCACCGAGAGATAAGGATATCCCGCTATGTTTTCATAAAGCAATTCTCCAGTCATGCCGTTATCAAATGTCTGGATCCCGATTCCGTACGCAAAGTTATTTTTGTACGGTCCCGTGATGGATTTGGTGATGTTATTATCAAAGGTATTCGCGTAACCTACATAATAGGTGATATTCCACCATTCTAAAACCCGCTTCGCAAACTGCAGACGCAGCACATAAAAGTCCGTATTGTTCTTTTCTGGAATCTCATTGATGAAATTGTAGTAGTAATTGGCGGAGATGCCAATATTACTCATAATCAGATCCGGGGTTTTCGGGGTGTAAATTAAACCCAATTGTGCAGAGGGCATTTCTACATCATTTTTATAGGTGGTTCCACCTGTCCAATGAATACCCAGTGTAGGTTTCAAGCTTTGGGCAAAAGTTAGATTCGCCACTGCTAAGAATAAAATTAAATTTTTCATTTGTTGTGTTGTTTATAATTGTTTTCCGCTTCTTAGGTCGGTACTTCTGCATTTTGGGCAGATGGAATAACCATCAATAATTGCATCCCATTGATGTCCACACGAATTGCAGGTTCGCCAGATTTCGTGGTTATAATTTGGGTTTAGTAATTTCCCCAGACTTTCTACCGTTTCCGGTTCTGGTTTCGGAGCAGGCTTCCAAAGGAAACCTGCGATGAAACTTTTTAATCGATTTTGTTTAATAGTAGATTCCATTATCAAAGTTTTTCAATTTTCCAACCGACAATCGAATTGAAATATTTTACTTCGCCAGTTGGTGAAGTCCATTCACGGCCCCGATGATTGACCGATATTTTTACTTTATCACCTTCTTTGTGAAACTCCGGAAGATCAGATTTATCCTGGAGAAAATCGATGGCGATCGGTTGTGGATATTGTTCTTCAGTTAGAAGTACCAACTGCCTTTTTTGAAAATCATTTTTACCGGTTTCTAATTCGCCGATTTTTTTAACTGTTCCTGTAAAGTCCATTTTTATAAATTTTGATTGTTATTTAATTCTGTATTTTTTTTCTAAAATTTCTAAAGCATTATCAATTTCTAAATCATTTCCACGATAAGAAATATCTATAATCCTTTGAATAAAATTTGCATTCACAATGCTTTCTCTGTGCATTTCATTTAAAACAAGATCTCGTGAACAGCATTCAAATAATAATTCACCATCACTGAAATCTTCTATATTTTTTAATTCACTTTTCTCAATTAAATCATATTGGTCTTTTGCCCAATCTTCAATATCAGTCATTAAATTAGGCAACAAAATATCTTCTTCCCACTCTTTATGTTGTCTTTTAAAATGATATTCCGGCCGAAAACTAATCTCTTTAACAAATTTCTCTAGAGGCAATTCTTTGAATTCTTTTTCGGAGCCGTTTTCAAAAGTTATTTTTACAATTTTCATTACTTCAAATTTTTAATTAAAATCTTCCGGTTTTTCTATTCTCTTAAAATCATAAACCCAAACCCAGGGATTAGATTTCCACGGATGTTTTTTGGCGTTGATGGAATTCCAAAGCGAACAAAAAGAAATAGTAGGAGTAATAGTTCCTATCTCTTCGGAAAATCTATAATCTTGATAAACTGGTAAGTTCTTGCCGTGATCTTGATTAAATAAAAGCTTGATGCCTTCAGCAATCGCATCATGTTCAGAAATATCATTCAATCTTTCACACCTAACATTGGTTACTTTTAGGAAAATTCGGCAGGCTTCTTTTGGCATAAAGATGGAAGGTTTCCAAATTACGAGTGATCTTTCATCCTTTGTAAATTCCGCTTTATATAAATATGATTTCTCGTTATAGAAAGAGCAATCATGAAAAGTCTCCCGAACCCAAAGAATATCACCCTCAATATATTTCATTGGAATCATCATCCCTTTTTCGGTGGCCAGTTTGTAGAAATTATAGTGGTTGTTGAGTACCACGTCTCCTAATCCAAATATGTCAGGATTTTTATTGATAATTTGTAATCCGTGAATTCTCCTCGTCTGCGTTTTTCTGCCGGCTAAAATTGCCTGCACCATTTCTGTAGAGAAAAGGATCGGCTTGAAAATGTTTGTTGCATTCATTTTGTAAAATATTTATTGTGTTAGATTTCTAATTTTTCTGGCGGTCACTTTTAATTTTGTGGCCAGCTTTTGCCCAATTGTTTTGCTTGTCAAATGGTAGGCTTCGCAAACTCTGCAGTAATAAGTTCTTTTCGGAATGTGACTTCTGCTGCTGTTGCGTTTAATATCCTTCAGGGCGATATTCGCTTCCCTTTTGCTGTGATACCCGATTTTTGAGCACATTACTTTAGGTTTTTATAAATGTATTCCAAATGATCATTGACCATAAACCGAAGATCATGTGTGATTTTAATCAGTTCACATTTAGCCAGGAGAGAAAGCAACTGACCGTAAGAAAATAACCCATCTTCTGTTTTGATGGTCACGATGTGCATCTTCAAAAAAATTTCGTGAATAGGGATTCCTTTTATTATTTTGATCAGATCTGTTACGGGGATCACTCCTTTTTCCTTCAAGTGAAAAAAATACCGGAGACTTAATATTTTATCGTTTTCCGATTTCATCTGAAGCCGATGGATCATTCCGGATATATTCAACTTGACTGGAATTTCTTGGGTGTTTTTCATCTTCTTAATTTTTTTGAATTATTTTTTTATTTTCCAGTTCCCCGATGAAACGCCAGGATTCCGACGCACTTTCATGATATTCTAATCTGCCCTGGTTGATTTTGATAAAGCTTTGTAGATTATTGCGATCCATCGGGAAAAATTGATCGCATAATTTCTGGTGATCTTCTTTTGGGATCTCTCCGAAATGCAGATACCCATTGTAAGTTCCGCCGTGGTAAAGTCCGAAGAACCATTCATCGCTTTTCTTCAGGTGAACTCCCAATACATCTAATCCTTCCAGCAGCATATTGAAGAAAAGAAAGCCGCCCGTTTTTTTGAAGTGAATCTGCGCAGGAACTTTAGTAATATTCTCCTGGCTGAATGTTGTCATCTTCATGTTTGTGTTTAAAAAATCGTACATGTTCCATTGTTTTTTCGTAGTGTTTACCATTTTTCATGATCGGTTTCTCTTGTTCGTCAAACTGAAATACATTGATCATTTTTCGATCTTCCAGTTCGTAATCATTCACTCTGCACCAGGCTTTCAATTTCTTTTTGAAAGTGGTCGGTTTAATGTCCTGTAAAAATTTAATTCTATTATGCTGCGCGTAATCCAGCATTTCTTTGTAGAGATAATCCTTCACCAGATCAGTATCAATTCGGTCAAACAACTTATTGTCTGCCCACTGCTGAAAATGTTCACCCATTTCGATGTAGTAAGTCCGCATCATGATGTTGTTTTTCGGCGCGTTGATCTGCTTTTTCGTGCTCAGGTAAAAAGCCAGACACTGAAATCCGAAATTCATGAACTTGTACCATTGTGCATCATCCCAATCATCGAACAAAGAGCCGTGGAAATCGTCTTTTGGTTCGCGCTTGGTTCGCTCTTCACTTTCTGCATGGTAATAATCAGAAAATCCTGTGACCACTCTTCTACGGATAGAAGAACCACGCTGATCACGCAAAGAATAATTACTGGTAAAAAGAAACTTGGGCGACAGACTTCGGGCGATTTTAATTTTACTCATGAACTTGGTGTTCACCGTTAAATCACCCGTAATCATTTGGTAAAAAAAGGAGAGGTCAAAGTTTCTTTTTAAGTCATCGAAGAAAAGGAGGTCTGTATGTTCGCTGACTCCTTCCAATAAAAATTTATCATTTTCAAAATCTTCCTTTCCGGAGATCTGGTGAACGTTGCAAAAGAATTTTGCACCATCCATGTAAATTGTTTTACCGGCTCCACCTTCTGCCACATCATCTTCCATTACAGCTTCATCCACCGCGAATGGTGCTAAAGGTCTTGTAGGGTCTTTGTAGCGATGAAGCATATAACCGAACGTCCATTGTTTATTGATGACGTGCTGAACCTGTTCATGGTTGTCTATATCGTCTAAATATTTTCCTCTTATTTTAAATTTTGATTCTTTGAAAAAATCCTCCTCAGATTTTCCCGCTGCGATATATCCCTTACGATCTTTGTCCCAGTGAACGCGGCTCGTTTGGATCATGTAATTAAAAAACTCGCAATTTTCTTCGTGGATGGTAATGTCGTAACTGTCGGGACCAATTTCTTTAATGTCGAAATAAGGTTTTTCCGCAATCTTAAATTGAGTTGCATCGATCCTGGTTCCGGTGCCTTCGAAAATTAGTTCATCTAACAATTGAGATTTCAAAACGTAGCGATTAAAAACCGCCTGTTCCGTTCCGTTTTTTGTGGTTTTGTACACCTTGTTTCCGACAAAGAAATATTGTCCGTCCTGGTCGAAATCTGAGAAGTCCAATTCACGATCGTGAAGCATGGCCATGGAAGCATCTGAAAAACGTGGCGTAGTGATCAAAGAATCCATCAATGAGTGCGAGATTTCTCTAACCCCTTCTTTCTTTTGTTTCTCAATTAAAAAAGCTTTAAAGAAATTTTTTATTTCGGTTACATCCACTTCTTCCACTACATTTCCGGTTACTTTCGCAAAGTAATATCCATCTTTTCGGGATTTGTCCAGAACTCTGCAATACCCGTTTAATCTTAAAAAATAGAAGGCGAAAGTAGGAGAGAATCCGTGATTCCATTTCTTTCCTTTCTCATTATAACTCGAAGTCCAGAATTTTGCAGGCATTGTGGTATCGAGCATATCACCAACTCTTTTTGTGAGTTGCTTGAGCGTGGAGCTCTGATTTTCTTTTGCAAAATCCTTGAAATCTTTGTGATGTTTATTTCGGAAATAGGTATCGAGCCAAAGGGTGCGAACTTCCATGAATGTTAAAGCGAGATCGCGACCTTCACGCTTTCCGGTAGGATCACAATCGGGAACGTTTACGATTTCTTCTGCATAATATTTTAATTTATTCAGAATAAGCTTGTCAATCTTTTGCGTTTCAGAATTGAACCAAACAACAGGTTCGCCGATCGCTAAGAAATTCAATCCATCACTTCCACCCGTTGCGATAGTGATTCTTGGCATTTTGATATTTTCAACATCAAAAACTTCATCCTCTTTGCTTTTGCGATACGCCTGCATTAGTTTTTCCAGACGCTCATATCCAAAAATAAAATCTTTCGGTCTGCCGCCTAAGTGATGAAAACGATAATCTTTGCCATCATCTGTGAATTTTTTACCCGCTCTTGGTTTGTAGATCTTCACCCATTGGCCAATTTCATCATCCGTATTTACAAAGCCGAGGATCGGAAAATTATCGGTACTGCGGTACGTGATCACTTTGGTTTTGTCTTTACTCAAATAGGAATATTCTTCCAGGGAGTAGAGATTCACTTCTTTGCAATGTTCCGGAGTAACCAAGTGAGATCTATAATTTCCGTTTTCGCTTTCACTGGATTTTATTTCGGGTCCCAAAAGTCCCAGTTCAAAACTTGTAAAATCTTTGGTGATGAAATGAAAATCTTTTTCGTTCAATTCATGTTCAAAATCTTCGGGTTTGCATTCCCGGTACTCAGGTTTGTAAATTACTTTTTGGGTTTCGAGGATATCATTTCCTTTCGCCTGATAATCGTTGGCTAATTCCAAAACCGCTTCCACGTATGAAATATTACGATCGAGGGCGTACAATCCGAAACAGTTTTCTTTAGCAACAGAACCGCCCCAATCCGTAAGTCGCCAAGCACGAACGCCATTAACTTCCAGCAACTTTATTGATGAAGATTCTGATTTATCATCTTGCACATCTCTGATGCGGAAATTTTTCCGATCTGTCGCCTGCGGATAAAGCGTCTGAATAATATCCAAACCATCATTGGTTACGGAGAGGAGTTTTATTTCTATATCTCTGAATGTTTGTGGCATGTTATCGCGGAGTATTAATGATTATTTTTTCAGTCTGAATCATTTTAATTAAAGAGGAAATCTTATGTTTATCGAAATCGATTACTTTAAATCGCCGCATGAATGATGGAGAATCGATTGGCAAACGATTGTCACTTTTTAAAATAAATACAAACCTTGGCATTGTCACGGTTATTGTTTCTCTACCTTGTCTATTAATTTTAAGCACCGGAGCGCAGATTGTATTATAAAATGATTCGATATTAAAGTCAGGATGTAAGTCATCAATTACAACATTGTCAATTTTCCATTCTTTGCCGTGGTCAAATAAAAATGGGTTGTTTAATAGATTTCCGCTGCCATTAATCCACATGGTTTTTTCAGTCCCGAAAATCATTTTAGCAAAAAGGGATTTTCCTGAATCGCGTTTGCCTATAAAAATGATATGTTTTGCCATTTTACCAGTGGTTTTTTAAAATTGATTTTTTAGAGAATTGAGATCAACGTAAAGAAGTGAAATTGAGAGAGCTGATATTTTTATAAATGTTCGGTTCATCTTTAAAAAGTTTTAATGTTTTCAGAAAAAATATACTGGCTATCTACTATTCGCTGTATTCCCTTATTGTTATCAATGTATTCCACAGGCCATGCTTTATTTTTTGAAGGATTTCCTCTGCATATTTTTGCAGCTTCTTCTTCTGAAAATATTTCTGAATTATCAAGGTTTACAGTATATCCTTTACACTCTTTTCGCCAAAAAACTATTGCATTACCCATAAAACCTGCATCTCTATTTTGGATATAGAATTTTGGTTCAGATTTTGGCTTTTCATCAATAAATTGCGCTGCTTCAGTAAAGGAATGAGCGCCGTTGTCTGTATTATTTTCCATGATTTTTAAATTTTTTGGGTTACGACCCCGCCAGTGAAAACTGGTCGGGGACAACTATATATAGAATTTGTGTTCTTTTAAAAATCCCCGCTTTCACGGGGAAAGGATAGTAAACTAAATCAGCCCCAACTCAACACCTACTCTGGCTAATTCTGGTTTGCTTTTCACACCCAATCTGTTGAAGAATTTGGTGCGGTATACGTGGAATGTTCCGAGCGGCATGTTTAATTCTTCCGCCAGAACCTCTGTTTTATGATCACTTGCCATTAATTGAATGGCGAGAACATCAATATTTGAAATTTCTTCGCCCTGGTAACTCAGATTTTTACAGACGATTCCGCATCCGATACAAGTCTTCCGGATAGCGCAATTGATAATGTCATGATTGATTGTTTTAGTAGTACCGCAGTAATCTGGCTGAAAATTCAATCCACCGAAACGGCACTTCGCAATTTTTTCGATTTGTGCCAAGTGATCATTTGGAATCATCGATTCTAATACTTCTGCAAGTTTTGAATCAGTTTCGATCATGTGGTTTAAGAATTGTTTTTTCGCGGCAGAAACCACAGAAAAATCTTTTACTGAGCCATTGTCTATGGCTTTTAGTTTTTGTTCTTCCGGGTGGAAGAAGATTTCCAGGCTGTCGTCACACATCCCTGGATAGAGTCTTGTTGCATTCATAATTTTTATTGTTAGTTGAAAATTTCCTGTTCTTCCTGTGCTACTTTTTTCAAGGCAGCAATGATTTTCGCTGGGCCTTGTTTAGTGCTCTTTACATTTCTGATATAGGTTTTTGATATTCCAGGAAGAATCTCCTGTACCCGATCGGTATATCTTTTTGGCAGAAATCCGTCGATGATGATGAACGCTTCGTTAATATTGGATTCAATATTAGAATGCATTTGATTTTTGTTTAAATTTGCCAT